ATCTCTTGGGCATTGAGTGAGTTTGGAGAGTCTGTAGTTGAGTGTACAGATGCTGCAAAAATATTACAAGACACTTTATGTCCACAATTATTGGTTCAAGATTCACCAGTAACCGCAATAATAAAAAGAGTGCTTGACTCAGTTGGATTTTCTAATTACAGAATCAATGTTAAAAAAACAGATGGCAAGGTGGACGATAACTCTATCCCATCCTTATCTTATTGGTGGTCTGATGGAGATAAGACTGTGTGGGATGTTCTGCAGGAGCTGTGTAGAGATATTCAAATGAACGCATTTGTAGACGAGTATAATGTTTTAAATTTTTATAGTAGAAACTTAATATATGATAAAGCAGCTCCAACTACATGGACATTTACTAGCGAAGACATAAGCAACAACGGAGTATTATCTTACGCACCAAACATTGCAAGCCTTTCATCTAGAGAAATATTTTCTGCAAACCAGGTTAGAGTTAGATACTCTACTGCATTTGTGTCCACTAACGACCAATCTTCTTCACCACTTTGGAAATCTAGCGAGTCGTTTTTAGGAGCAGGATCCCTCGCAACAGACATATCAGACAGCACTACAGTTTTTCAGCTAAATCCAAACACTATAAACTCAGCAAGGCCAGATAAAGTTCTAGATGCATTTAGCGGATACGTAATGATTAACGGTGAAATTATTGAGTACGATGGATTGTGGTACCAGTATGTTCCTTCTTCGGGCGGAGCACCTACAAGAGTTTTGATTAAAACCCAGTCAGACATATGGAAATATTCAGCGTTGTCAAAACCAGGATATAAAAACTTTTACCCAACTGGAGAATATAATATTAAAACCAGAGGTGCACTCTCAACATCTAAATCTGATCATAAAAAATCCCTAGACTCATATATAAATAAAGCTGGAGAAAACGATGCCAATAAGTTTAATAAGTATAATATTACTTTAGCAACTCCAGATATAGCAAAGCTAAAGCCTGGTGTAGGAAACATTACAACTCCAGCAAGTACAACTGGAGAAACCGTTGCTAAAAGCTTTTTAGCCATCTCAAGTTTGGATAAAGATAAAAAAACGTTTGACATTGCAGTTAAGCAATTTAATTCTATAGACATTACAAAAAAATATTTCTCATTTGGAACAAGAATGTTTTTTGATAGTCAACTTAATACACCAGAGCAGGTTGGTGGAATTGGATTTTGTCTAGACTCAACTGGTAAAAATGGATATTATGTACTTGTACGAACAACTGCATTCTCTGGTCTTCAAAAAGATATTATGATAGTTAGAGTTAATAATGATAAGCTTACAGTTTTAAAGGATAGCCAGCAAACATCTACTAAAACATTAGCTGGAATTTATGCTGGAAGCTCTTACAATATAGACGTGCTTGTCAAAAAAGAAACTTTAGAAAATATAATTACTGTTTTTATTAATGGGTTTAAAATAACGGCAATCGATTCTGGAAGCGATTCTGTTAACCTAACGATACCTTCATTGTCTATTACAAAAAATGTAGGCTTGCACTGCGGACAAGGAGTTGCGTATTTTGAGTACTTGTATGCTAAATCAATAGATGAGGCGGCATACAAAAAATTAAGCCTAAACAAGTCATTTGAGTATAATGGTGTATATTCTGATGACACAATATCAATGCTTTATGGAGATTTAATTTATAATGATGGAAAAACATCTCCAGACCAGAGCGGATCTCTTTTTGAATTTGGAACAACTGCAAGAGAAATTAGAAAAGTAAAAGTCTCTTATGACGACAGGCCAGCAGTCCCTATTCAATTTAGGACATCAATGAATAAGTATGCCACTGTTCTAGACCAAAGACTACAGCCATTTACTGCAGAAACTTATATATTGAATAATACATCTACTACGGTAGTTCTAGATGATAGCAATTATACTAGCTTTTATGTCTTAGGAAATTCTATCAGAAGATCAGGTGTAATTGATTACGATACAGATCAGTCTACTGATTCAGAAAATAAAGAGTCTGTTATATTTGATTCATCCTGGATACAGTCAGAAGAAGATGCAAAATCACTTGCAGAATGGATCAAGTCTAATTCTTTGAGTAAGGGCAGATTTGTAGAAATGACAATATTTGGAAATCCGATTATATCGGCAGGAGATATAGTGTCAATAAATTATCCAATTTTAGGCATGACAGAGAGTAGCGAAAAATACATAGTTACAAGGTGCTCTTTAAATTATCAGGAAGGGATAAGTACCTCAATTTCGTGTAGAGCTATCTAATAACGTAATGGTATAATAAATAAATGGGAATTGAATCAGGAAAAATTGCGGTCATATTTGATGATGACCCGCGTTTAGCCGCAGTATGGAAAGGTAAGTCTGGAGAGACTAAATCCGCTACACAATCGTTTCCATTTACAGCAACTACTTCTGGTGGTAATAACAACGGCGGAGATGATGACCCAAAGAACGGCAAGAGGCCACAGCTTTCAGACATAGTTTTAAAAGTCATTGAGCTTTATGAAGATACATCTGGAATGCAAAGAGCAAGAGCTAAGTTTAGAATTTATAATTCAAGCGAAGAGCAGATAGACGGTTTCTTATACGCAATAACAATATCAGATAAGCAGGGAGGAAGATCATGATAACTAAATTTGGTAAAAGATTTCTTACTAATTTTGTAGCTGGTAACTCATCATTTTCTTCAAAAGAAATGGCAATAGGAATTGCAAACGGATCGTCATTAGAGTATCCACTTTCTGATACAAACTCAAGATTAGGATTTGAATTTTATCGTGTTCCAATTAGGGTGGGCGGAATCGATATAGACTCTTCTGTATCCCCAGTAAAATATACAGTCATATATTCAGCTACACTTCCTACAAACATTTCAGGGAAGATAAATGAAATTGGAATATACTCTGGCCAATCTTATTCAAGAAATTTATATGAAAGCAAGTTTATATCTAATTTTGAATTGCCATATCAGTGGAGTCCAGAACCATCATTAGATCAAACAAATTATAGAGTTGGAGACAGCTCATTAATATTTACATCAAATGCGGCGGTTCCAAGAGAATACACATACATCCTTGACAGCATGGACATATCTGGATACAACCCATCAGATACATTATCATTTTCATACAAGGCAAATGATGCAAACCTATCCTCATTAAAGGTAAGGCTATATAGCTCAAATACCGATTACTTAGAATTTACATTTACTGGACATTCAGTTGGTTATAACATTAAGAATTTAAATATGTCTACTGGAGTGTCAACAGGAACATTTAATCCACAAAGTGTTGTTAAGTTAGGAATTATTGTTACTCCAACAACTGCTCAAACATCTGTATCTATGGATGGTCTTAGAATAAATGACGAGGACACTTTTGATCCAGAATACGGTCTTATTGCCAGATCTATACTAGACTCAACAATGATTAAAGTAATTGGAAGAGAAGCATCAATAGAATTTAAACTAGACCTGTCGTTTGGGGTTTAATGTGTCAGAACAATATCCAGATCTAGGAATCACTCAGAGTCAAGATGGAGACTACTGGGATGTTGTAATACCAGATCTAGATTGTAATACTGATTATGCATTGCAGGCCGCCTGGATCTATAGCGATAAGGCTTTAGGAACAAGCGAATTTTCAGATAGATTTAATTTTAGAACACCAGCTCCATCACGTGTATGCCCATCAAATGTTACAGCAACATGGGATGCTAAAGCTGGACTTAATGTTGCATGGACAAAAAATGATCAGCGTGTAAGAAACTATGTTGTTAACCTTCAAGCAGGCGGATACACAAGATCATATTTAATACCAGCAACTGGTGCGTCCTTAAACTACTCCTGGGTACTAACAAGAGAAAATAATATATTTCAGTTCGGTGGAGTTTTTAGAACGGCATTTACATCATTCTCAATACAGAGTATTTATGGAGATGGAAGCTCAGATCAATGTCCAGTAACTGTAGAGCCTTTTGTTGATCAGGTTTGTACGCATACAATATCAACAGCATCTTGGAGTGTCATTAGTCAAAGCAATGGCATATTGGTATCTTGGCAAGATAGCGGAACATCTTATGGCACATACAGAGAAACAAGAGTTTACGTATCAGAAACACCTAGTCCTTATAACTGGGAGCTTAGATACACTGGAATTGGTCCAGCTTCAATAACACTAGATACTCTAGCAACAGTTTATGTTAAACTTAATCATCTTTCTTATTCAGACTGTGAGTCTTTAAACTCAGATATAAAAGAAGGAAAAGCATACGACCCAATAGTCTTTGACGATTTGCCACCAGAAAATAACTTTGATTTAGGATCTACTACTGTTGAAGAAGATTCAAATGGCCTATTTAATTTTGATAAAAAGATTCTTTTTACATGGACACAGAACACAGATACTTCAACGTCTGGATACAGAATAAGATACAAGACTGCTTCTGATTCTAACTATACGTATATGTCTGTTCCAGGAAGAGGAACTCTATCTACATATCTATATGGATTAAAAGCTGGACAAACTTATCAGATCGCTGTAACAACATACGATGTTTATGGAAATGATAACTCTGAGTATAAGCAGTATCCAAATATAGTTATCCCAGCAAACACATCACTAAAAACAGATGTAGCAATTTCTGCAGGTGATATGAAGCTTGGATACGGAATTGGTGGAAGTAATTCAAATAAAGGTTTATATATCGCTCCAGAAAATTATTGGTATGTAACTGGAAACACTAGCGTTTCATCTGCTGCAAGATTTAAAGTTGGAGGAACAAACGATTGGTTGCTTTGGAATGGAACTAATTTAGAAATAACTGGAAAAATAAATGCCAATGCTGGAGCATTTACTGGTTCTGTAGATATAGGAACGTCATCCGTAGACGGACAGCTTAGGGTAACAACATCATCTGGAAAGTTTGAAATAGGAAAGCTAACAAATATTTCTGGAGAAAAGATTGGTGTTGGAATACAGGGAACCAACTCCGCTGGCAAGCTTTTTCAGCTAGACACGGAATCGGGAATTATTGCTAACAAAGGAACAATTGCTGGTTGGACAATAGATGATACTTCTATAAACAAAGCTGGCAACATTGGATTCTTTGCTACAACCACACCAGGAGATGTAGCAATATGGGCTGGTGGATCCAGAACAGTAAGTCCTAATTTTTCTGTAACATACGCAGGTAAACTTGTAGCTAGAGATGCAGTGCTTAAGGGAATGGTACAGACTGGGGAAGCATATTTTGGAACACTAATCCCTGACGCAACAACAGCAACTGGATATAAACTTGACCAGGGATGGAAGGTTGATGGTGCAGATATAAAGTCTACAAATACATCTTCTGAGATAAGACTGAATGGTCTTCAGGGTTCAATAATTGGTGGTAACATAGTAGGATCAAATCATTATTTTACAAGTCCTTCCGTATGGAACACTGCTAATCCAGGAGCTGGAAGTGGAAACCCAGGAAACATAGACTATATTTCTTCTAGTGGAAACTTTAGATTAGCAGGCGGAAAGCTAACATATGATGGAACAGTATTTAATGTGCAAACAGATCTTGTAGCCTCTAATATATTTTTAGGTACAGGAGTTAATTTTTCAAATGACTACTTGCTTGGTAAGGACACAACCATATCTGGAACAACAAAAGCAGCAGGCAGCTTTGCATTAGGAAATGGTTCTTTAGTTTATGATAGAACATCTAACGCTGTTTCGATAAATCCAAGTGGTTTACCATATAGCCAATTTAAAATTAGACTTAGTATTTCATCTAACAATGACGGATATGGTGGAGATACTACGGTTGTTCAAGATAAAGATGGATACCTAACAACTGGTAGAGCATTCCATTATGGGGGAGCAAACCTGCCCAATGGGGCTTTATCTAGAGTTGTTGGCGGAGTAAGTGTAAGCTTCAATCCTGGAGACATATGGCTTTCAAGAATTTAATGGTGTAGGCATATGACAATCTGGAGAAGAATTAACGACCAAGGTGGCGAAGTTTCTGCAGCTACAGACGGCTGGGTAAAGATAAAAAACATCTGGAGAAGAATTAATGACTCAGGTGGAGAGGTTTCTGCAGCAGTAAATGGGTGGGTAAAAATAAGAACCATCTGGAGACTACAAAGCACTGGTCTCTGGATTAAAATTTTTGGATCTAATATTCCTAATGCTGAAACAGCAAATCCACCATCTTTAAATTTTGTTTCACCAGCTGGATTTGAATCAATTGATTCTCCATTTAATGGAGATAGAATATATTTAACTAGAGGCGAATGGAATGAACAGCCTACAAAATTTACCATGTATATTCAAAAATCAAGTCCTCCGTATTCAACGTGGACAGATTTAATAACTCCAGTAGTTAAAGAATATACAAATTATTCTAATTCTGATGCATCTTTTCAAGTGCCAACAAGCACATCTAACAGACCTCTAATATCAAAAACAGATGTTTACAATAAGGCAAAATTTAGAGGAAAGATAAAAGCAGAAAATGATGATGGAGAAGCAGACCTAAACTTTCCATCTGCGGGAATTGCAGCCAGATATTTATTTAACATATCCTCATTTGAAATTACAGATGAAACAGAGTCAGCATTAACCTTTTCTTGGGCATATGATCCTTCAACAATAACAGTTTCTCAAATTCCAACCTATATGTATTCACAAGAGATTCAGCTTTATAATAGTAATGGACAGCCACAGCTTCCTTTTGCACAAGTTGTATCATTGTTCAGTACATCAACAGTAATAAATTTACCAAATAATCTAAACCCTAATGATAGTTATCAGTGGGAGCTTTCAATTATAGCTGATGATTACTACAGAGACTTTACTGGAGTTAGATATTCTTCAAATGGACCAACACAAGAGCTTGCATTTATAGACTGGGAGCCAGGAGTTATTGAAGACCCATCAATTACATTTTCAAATAGAACAAAAGAATCATTTTCTGTAGAATGGTTTTCTGCAAATGCAACATCTTACGAGGTGGATGTAAAAAGAAATTCAACTGGAGCTTCTTTGCCTGGATACCCATTAACTACAACAAGTACGTCTGATGTATTGTCTGGGCTAACAATAAATGCTCTTTATAATGTATCTGTTACTGCGCTTGGAGGAAACTCTTATCCTCCAAAGGAAAGTAATACTGTAACTAAAAGCATAAGAACTCTTAATTTAGGAATTCAGGCTCAGCTTTCTCAAGCATATGAAGCCACGGCTACTTCATTTAAAGTTCAAATACTAAATTATCAAGACATAAGCACATTTGATATATCTGTTGAATGCACAAATGGAAGTGCTTCACGCTCTGGAGATACGATATCTGTCTCTGGAATATCTCAAGGTACCCCATCATGTGTTTCTGTTACAACATCTAAAATAGATAATGTTGATTTGACAGCATTTTCATATGATTACGAGACATCAGTAGATGTTTGTGAAACAACTGGAACATGGTATTGTGTAATATACTATCAAACAACACCAATAACTTGCTCGACTTTTCAATCTCCAACAAATGTAAGCGGAAATGGAACTGGATACGCAACCGCATGCTACACAACACCATCGTGTTGTGCTTCAACTGTATATAGTGAATGGAGTGCTTGTTCATCTAGCGGAATAAGAACTAGAACTAAGACAGAGAATTTTTTAAATTGCACCACTACAGTTACAACTGAACAACAAAATTGTTGGTTCTGCACAACAACTCCAAACTTTAACTGCGGTACCTGTAGTTATAAAATTGAGGTATCTAATATAACCACAACTGGTTCTGGATTTGCAACCAATTGCAGCCAAAGCGGATACCCAGCTTGCCAGGTAACTTGTGTTTGTAACACTGCCTCTGATAATGCGTGTGGCACTTGGAGCTTTTGGGGAGCTTGTGTTAATGGAGTCAGAACTAGAACTAGAACCTGTCCTGCTGGGTCTCCATGTGCAACCTCTCAATCAGAACCATGCAGCATATGGTACTGCACAACAACCCCAAACATGAACTGCGCTAGCTGCAGCTATACCGAACAAAGCAGCAACATCGGAGGAAGCGGTTCTGGCTACTCTACAGCATGTAGCACAAGCGGATATCCATCTTGTGGTGCAACCTGTGTTTGTAATACAGCAGCAGATGATGCATGTGGCGGATGGAGCTTTTATGGAGCTTGTGTTGATGGAGTCAGAACTAGAACTAGAACCTGTCCTGCTGGGTCTCCATGTGCAACCTCTCAATCAGAACCATGCAGCATATGGTACTGCACTACAACCCCAAACATGAACTGCGCTAGTTGTAGTCAAACCGAACAAAGTAGTAATATTAGTGGCGGCGGTTCTGGATACTCTACATCATGTAGCACAAGCGGATACCCAGCATGTGGTGCAACCTGTGTTTGTAACACTGCCTCTGATAATGCATGCGGTACTTGGGATTTTTGGGGAGCCTGTGTTAATGGAACTAGAACTAGAACTAGAACCTGTCCTGCTGGGTCTCCATGTGCAACCTCTCAATCAGAACCATGCAGCATATGGTACTGCACAACAAGCGTTAATAGCAACTGTGCTGGATGTTCACAAAGCGAGCAGTCTAGCAATATAAGCGGCAGCGGTTCTGGCTACTCTACAGCATGTAGCACAAGTGGATATCCTGCGTGTCAAACCCCTTGCGTATCAACTCAATGGTGGTGCAGAACAATTAATGATAATACTGGATCTTGTACTTTAAGTGGGCCTTATTCAAACAACCAGACCTCTTTTGTAGGAGGGATCAGAACTGTTTGCACAACTGGAACATCTAATCCATACACATGTGCCTCTACACCGTTCTTCCCACCGTTCTTCCCATTCTTCCCACCGTTCTTCCCACCATTCTTCCCACCGTTCTTCCCACCGTTCTTCCCATTCTTCCCACCGTTCTTCCCACCGTTCTTCCCACCGTTCTTCCCACCGTTCTTCCCATTCTTCCCACCGTTCTTCCCATTCTTCCCACCGTTCTTCCCATCCTTTAAGGGTCCTAGCTTCCCTGCTAACCCATTCTTCCCACCGTTCTTCCCACCGTTCTTCCCACCGTTCTTCCCACCGTTCTTTGATGGACCATTCTTCCCATCATTCCAGGGCGATGAGTTTTAATAAAATATTAAGTATTGACAATCTGGTATAAAATGATAGAATATAGTAACTCGAAAGGTAATATATGAATAAATTAGATTTAGGTGGAAGCACCTACATGGTTTTGATCGAAGGAGAATTTGCTGGTTGGTTTAATATACCAACTGGTACAGAAGAGACATTCTTACTTAGGTCAGCGCTTTCAAGCAACCCAACACTTTTAGACATGGAAGATTTAGAAATTGACATCCCAGATCTTCCAGTACCAGGGAAAGGTTATTTTTGGAACGGGTATAATTTTGAAAAGGTAGAAAATCGTGGCTAGCAAGTGGCAGCAAATGAAAAATTTGGTTAATTCTGACGGGGTTAAGCCATGGGATTTTTTAGATCCTAAAACAGAGTATGCAGAAAAAGATGTTGCTGATAGCAGATACTCTATTTGTCAGGAGTGTCCTTTATTTAATCAAACAACTAAGACATGTTCTGAGTGTGGATGCTTTATGGCAGCTAAAACAAAGCTGAAATTAGCCGTTTGCCCAGTAGGCAAATGGTAATGGTATAATAATATAATAAACATGGAGGTTTAAAATGTCAGATTATGCATTGAGCAATGAAGAAAAAGTAACTGTTATTATTACTCATTTAAGAAATCTATCTTATACTAAGTATAATACAGAGCTATCAATTATTGAAGAAGAGTCTTTATCGGCCCCTTCTGCAGAAAATCTAGCTCAGCTAAATGCTCAGCTTGATACGGTTAACACAAAAGTTGCCGCCCTTGCTGCAGAACTAGAATTAGTTAGGTAGCTAAATAGGTGCAAAGCAAAGAAGAACTTATTATTACTGCTATGCAGGAAAGAATTGGTCAGCTAGCCGCTAATTATGAATTGCAAATTGCAATGCTAAGAGCTGAGTTGACTTTTATTACAAACGAAAAAAATGATAGAGAAAAAGCATTAGAAGAATACTCAAATGAAATTGAGTCAAAGCTAGGGAGTATTTAATTGACTGTAACGTTTCAAGATGGTGAGCCAGTAGATCCCAAGAAGTTACAGGATCTTCAAACACAAATAGATAACATTAAGCTTAAGTCTGATGAGTCTTATAACCTAAGCACAACTACTGCAAATAGCATAACTAGTTTAGCTGTAATGCATTTAAAAGCTGGAGTTGTAACTTTTGAAAATGGATTAACTGGTGGTAAGGTAAATACAATTGAAATAGAGCTAGGATGGGGAGCAGATTATGAAGTTGCCTATGTCGTTGCAACACCCAGATTGCAGGACCCAAAGACTAACAATATTAGATGGTCCATATCTGGTAATTCAGCGAACACAAAGCTAAATGTATTTGCTGAAAAAAGTATATCTGGTGCAATTAACTTTCACTGGATGAGTGCAGGTAAAAAGATTATAACTACACCGTAAACTATCTATTGACACATTGATTTAATATGTTACAATTGCTATAACATTAAGCCACGATATCGTGGCTTTTATATATATTAAGGGTTTTAATGAGCAACGATTTAAAGTGGATGATATCATCCGATCAACAATTTCCGTATCAAGATGATAAGATGATTGCGCTTTGGTTTAAAGTCATGAAGTGGTTTAAACCAGATGTCGTTGACTACCTTGGAGACACAGATGATCAAGCATGCTATAGCAAATATACAGAAGGCCGTTCAGCAGAATTTTTGAATCTTCATAAGACAGATAGCCGAGATTTAATTGTTCCAATGATGCGACATGAAGCAAAAGGAGCAAGAGATTTTTATACTAAGACTAGAGAGATGCTACCAGAAGCCCAGCTATTTTCTGCTCTTGGAAACCACGATGTTAGAATTTTTAACTACGTAGATGCAAAGCTTCCAGATTATATTAATGAGGTTACTCCAGAAGCTTTATGGGGATTAGATTCTTTAGGTTATGAGTACATCCATTATAATGAATTGCCTAAGCGACGCTTTGGAGACATCCATGTTCATCATGGTCTTTCTATTGCATCAACAGGATCAGTCCGAAAAGATATGGAAGATCTTCAAATTTCTTTAATTAGAGGGCACTCTCATAGAATTGCTTCCCACTTAGTTACGTATGAATTAAGAAATAATGGCGAGGGGGAAACTCTTCGTGGCTATGAACTTGGTCACATGTGCGATGAAAAGGGTCCAGGAATGAAGTACATGCAGCATCATGATTGGCAAAAAGGTTTTGCTATTGCACATATTGTAAATGACTACCCACATATTCAAATGATTCATGTGGCACCAGATTACTCATGTGTTGTTGATGGGAAGCTATTTACGCTATGATGAAATGTAATAAGTGTCAGGGGAGAGTTTTTGTAGATAGAGTATTTTCGCAAAAACTACACGTAGAGCTTTTCTGCATGATGTGCGGTAAAAGATGGATGATTAATAAGGATACGAGTGCACTAGGTAAATGGATAGAAAAAAGAGAAAACAATCAGCTAAAAGCATTCGGTATTTCTTCTTAAATAACAAGATACATAAAGTATTAAGTCATTCAAGATCTAAAGACCAAATGGTTGCTTGGTGCTATCCAGATAAAAAAAGACTTATGTATTCTTATTCACAAGTTTTAAAAACTATGGAGAATGCATATTCAACTAGTCAAGTAGCTCAAATGCTTGGCAAGCATAAGGTTACTATAGAAGATTATATTTTGGACGGGAAGATAAGATATCCTCAAAAAGTATATCCAATAGGTAATCCAGATAGCACATGGTATAAGTTTATGTATAGTGAATCGGACATTATGGACATTCATGAGTTTATATTAGAATCAGGGTATTCTAATAACATGCCTTCAAGAAATGAAATGAGGGCTCTTCTCAAACACAACACTATATTGTATACTAAGACAACAGAAGGGAACTTTGTGCCAGTATGGAAAGCAGAGTAACCCCAGCAAGAGTTGTAGTATGTGAAATATGTAAGAAAGAATTGGTAGTGCGTTGGGGCATTTTTGCCCACGACACTTTAAGCAGACATAGAAAGGCGGAGCACTAATGGAAAAGGGAACTCAGGTTAGAGTTGATCTATCTTTTACACGTAACTTAGGTAACTTCGAAAGCATTAAAATTGGTATCGGCGTAGACGATTTTGTTAGAGACGGCGAAACAGTAGATGCAGCAGCAGATAGAGTGTATAAGTTTGTTGAAGACAAGCTCATTCAAAAGACTCAAGAAGTAGAAGAGGAATTGCGTGGCAGTAAATAAGGAACCCTATATCCTGCTATCTTTATATTCAAATCTATATGAAGGCCTATACAGTTCAAAGCCAACAATTAATAGATATAAAGAAAAGTGGGCTATGCAAGATGTGATTGACAGCATAGGGTTCGATCGTGCAAAGGATGTTTTGTACTATTATTTTGAGACTGGAAAGAATAGGCACCCGCTTAATTTTTTCTATAACAACTTTGAAAGAATAGAAGACATGATGATGCAGATTAAAGAAGACAAAGCCAACAGAAGCCGTCTGTTGCAAGAAACAAAAAAAATGATTGAGGGTAATGAATGAATACAGAAGCCGAGCTAATCTCAGCGGTATGCAAGAACAAAGATATCAGCACCATACTTGCAGATAACTCAGACGACCTATTCGTTTCTCATAAAGATATTTGGGAAGGCCTTAAGTCATATTATTATAAGTTTAGAGCTGTACCAGAAGCAACTATTCTTCAAGATAAGTTCAAAGACTTTGAGCCAGTTGAAACTAAAGGCGAGACTGGATACTATTTAGATAAACTTAAAAATGAATTTGTTGGCAACAAACTAAAGACCATTCTTCTTCAAGCTGGCTCCTCTTTGAAGGATGATGCTCCTTCTAGGGTTCTTGGTACAATGCAGTCACAGTTAGCAAACCTAAGCAGATATACTAATAACGTAAAAGATTTAGATATAACAGATTTAGATTCAGCAGAAAGACACTACGAGTCAGTAAGAACTAGATCATTGGCAATGGGCGGTAGTCCAGGAATCCTAACTGGATTTGAAGCCATTGATAAAGCTTACCCAACAGGAATGGCTCCAGGACACCTTATCGTCGCTATTGGCTGGCCAGGACGTGGTAAGACTTGGTTCACATCATACTTAGCATGCAAAGCTTGGGAGCAAGGCTTTAAGCCTATGATTGTTTCTCTTGAAATGGCACCAGAAAATATGCGAGACAGAATCTATACAATGCTTGGTTCTGGATTGTTTAGAGCAAGCGACCTTTCAAAAGGTGACATCAACATTGATGATTTTAAAACTTGGGGAAAGAAAAAGACTGAAGGCAAGAACAGCTTTATCCTTGTTTCTAATGAAGGTGCTGGAGAAGTAACACCAGCAACAATTCAAGGAAAGATTGATCAGCATAAGCCAGACTTAGTAATTTTAGATTACCATCAATTATTTAATGATAACAAGCGAAGCAACTCTGAAGTAGAGCGAAATAGAAATATCTCAAGAGACTTTAAGTTGTTGGCTGTTACAAATGGAATTCCAATTATTGATATTACTGCAGCAACTGCAGATGATATCTCAGACCAAAAGCAGCCTCCGATGATGAGCCAAGTTGCATGGTCAAAAGCAATTGAGTATGATGCAGATATGGCTATTGCTATTCACAAGCATGCTAATACAGATTTAATTGAGGTGGTGTCTAGAAAGAATAGACACGGACACGACTTCAGATTCTTCCTTGATTGGGACATTAACAGGGGTGTTATTACTCCAATTTACGAAGATCTTCCAGAGCTGAGCAATGACTCATCAAAACATTAAAAGGTTTCAAATACAGGTTGAGTTTCTAGATGATTCTAATATGATTAAGATCAAAAAGCAGTATGAAAACCTGCTAGTAGATCAAATGAGAGAATCTGGATACACCAGAGTGCTTGACATTGACCCATCCTTTTCGGTAGAATTTGATGGTCAAACGTGGAAATTCTTAATGACTATCCACGGAGTCTATGTAGGAAAGAAGAAGTCATGGCAATTAGAGGGTATAACTCAAGGCAAGTTGATAGCTCGGAGTACACCCCTGCCCATATCAAATCAATAGTGCAAAGCCTTGGAATAGATATGGTGGGCGAGACATCAAATGATTATCTTGCGTACTGCCCATTTCATTCTAATAGACATACATCAAGTTTTAGTATAAGTAAAACAAAAGGCGCATATATTTGCTTTAATCCATCCTGCGGAGAAGCTGGAACATTGAGCGACCTTGTTAAAAAGATATTAAATAAAAATGAGTTTCAGTCGCTAAGATTTATTGAGTCTAAGCAGTCTGAAGCATTAGCAAATTTTGATGAGTCTCTTAAAGATATGCTGCAAGATAAACCAGAGTTTGTTGAGTTCCCAGAATCTACCTTAAAAAATTTATATGATGGTTTAGTAAAAAGCAGCAAGGCAAAGGAGTATCTAGTTTCTCGTGGAATTAATTCAGAATCAATGGAACATTTCATGTTAGGGTATTCTGAAAATATGGACATGATAACTGTTCCAGTACATAGTCCAGATGGAACTCCAGTCGGTGTTGTTGGTAGATCTATATCTGATAAAAGATTTAAGAATAGTAAAGACCTTCCAAGAAGCAAGACTATGTTTAATATTCATCGTGCCAAGAAAATTGGTGACAGAGTGATAGTTGTAGAGTCTAGCTTTGATGCTATTCGTGTTCACCAAGCTGGCTTTCCTAATGTAGTTGCAACACTTGGCGGTCACATATCTGGAGATAATTTAGGACTTTTAAATAGATATTTCAATACAGTTATTATTATGACTGATGCAGATAAGGCGGGAAGAGATTTAGGTTCGGCTATTGCTTACAAATTAAGTAATAAAAACATCTTGTGGGCATCGCATTCTTATGGTAGAATATATCCAGAGGGTGTAAAAGATGCAGGTGACATGTCTGATGAAGATATTAAAGCCTGTATAACAAATGCCATATCTAATTTTGAATATAGAACTTAAAAAATACGTGGTTACAAACGGATATATACCGTTACATACATAAGGAGAATAAAATGGGAATAGTAAAAGGTTTGTCAGGAATGACAAAGGCAATGGACAAGGTTACATACACTAGTTCAGAAGATAGCAAGGCAAAGTGGTTAAAGATTGAAGATGGAGAAGCTGTAAAGATTCGCTTCTTACAAGAGCTTGATCCAGATTCACCACACTATAATGAAAAAATGGGTTGCGGATTTTTTGCAATTGAACACACAAACCCTAAAGATTATCGCCGTAAGGCACTAGACACAATGGAAGATGAAGGCCGTGACTGGGCTCAAGAGCAGCACCGCAAAGATCCAAAGGCTGGTTGGGGCGCAAGAAAGCGTCTTTACATTAATGTTCTAGTCGATGATGGAAAGACTGATCCATATGTAGCAATTCTTTCTCAAGGAGTAAGCGGTAAAACAATTACACCAACACTGATTGAATATGCAAATGAAATGGGAAGCATCACAAATCTAATGTGGCGTGTAAAGCGTAGTGGTCTTAAGACAGACACAAGCTACACAATTATACCGTTGGCTAAAGATGAAAAGCCATTTGACTTTTCTGCTGTCGAGCTGTTTGATTTAGAAAAAACAGCAGTGCGTAGCGTTCCATACGCAGAGCAGGAAGCATTCTATACTGGTGAGTCATCTCCAGAAGAACGAGAGTCATCTTCAACAAGTAGCAGCGTAGACTGGTAAGAGAGAGTATAGGCGGAGAATTAAGTTGAACTTCACACATTTGCATGTGCATTCTTTCTATTCATTAATGGATGGGCTTAATTCTCCTGCCGAACTTGTAAAGGCTGCAAAAGAAGCTGGTCAGACTTCTCTGGCTATTACTGACCACGGAACATTATCTTCACACCGTGAAATGCAAATTGCATGTAAAGAGCAAGGAATCAAGCCAATTCTTGGAGTGGAAGCATACATTTCTCCAACAGATAGATTTGATAGGTCTTCAAAGACAGATAAATCAATTCAGGCCTATAACCATATCATCCTACTTGCTAAAAACAAAAAGGGATTAGAAAATATTAATACTCTCCAAGAGCTTGCTTGGACAGAAGGGTTTTATCACAAGCCAAGAATTGACAGAGAGGTTTTAAAAGAATATGCGGAAGGCATTATTGTACTTAGTGGATGTCTTAATGGACTTATTAGTAAATGCATCGAAAAGGGCGAACTATCAGAAGCCAAGCTTATACTTCAAGATTTTAAACAGATCTTTATGGAAGATTTCTACGTGGAAGTCCAATCACATAACCCCTATGAAATCAACTCGACCCTATTAGAATTAGCGGATGAGTTAGGAATTAAGGCGGTGGCAACAGGGGATGCTCACTTTGCTAAAGAAGAAGATAGAGTATTAGAAGAAGCAATGCTTATTCTATCAACATCTCCTAAGTCGGATAAAGATGCAGACTTTGAAATGTCTAGACAAATGCCAGACATGATGGATAGATTTAATTACTTATATCCAGACCGTAGAATATCATTTCAAGACTATAATCTATTTATTCAAAGCAGGTCTGAAATTGAGGCGGACTTTAATAAATCAGGTATTACTCGTACAGATATATATGATAATACAATGGAGATTGCAGACAAGATTGAAGAGTATGACTTCTATGAGGGATTGGATCTGCTACCCATCCCAAAGACCAATGCTGACAAGAAACTAGCTGATATGGCCTTAGAAGGCCTTAGAAGGCTATCTCTGGACAAAGATCAGGTCTACTTGGATAGAATTGCAGAAGAGTTATCTATAATTAAAGATAAAGCATTTGCTTCATATTTCTTAGTTGTTGCAGATATGATTACATGGGCTAAGTCAAATAATATTATGGTTGGCCCTGGTCGTGGTTCTGCAGCAGGCTCACTAGTTTGCTACGCCCTTGGAATTACAGATGTAGATCCAATTAAATATGATTTGCTTTTCTTTAGATTTATTAATCCAGAACGTAATGACTTTCCAGATATTGATACAGACTTCGAGGACCGTCGTCGTAAAGAGGTTAAAGATTATTTGAAGAAGAAGTTTAAGCACGTAGCATCTATTTCTACATTTACTTACTTTAAGGATAAGGGTGTAATTAGAGATGCGGCAAGAGTATTTATGGTTCCTCTTTCTGATGTTAATCGTGCAATGAAGTCTATTGATACGTTTGAAGATTTTATGGATTCACCAAATACAAAAGAGTTTAGAGCAAAGTACCCAGAGGTAACTTGGCTTGCAGAACGTCTTCGTGGAAAGATTCGAAGCGTTGGAGTGCATGCTGCTGGTGTAGTTGTGGCAAAAGATGACTTGAGAAAGTATGCACCAATAGAGTCCAGAGCAGATGCAAATGATGACGTGTCTGGAAGAATTCCAGTCGTGGCATACGACATGGATACGGTTGCAGATATAGGTCTTATTAAGCTAGATGCCCTAGGTCTTAAGACTTTATCTGTAATCTCAGATACATTAAAATCAGTTAAGGATAGACACGGTAAAGAAATTAATCTTTACAACATCCCCCTTGACGACCAAAAAGTTTACAAGATGTTTAACGACGGATATACTAAAGGTGTTTTCCAAGCAGAAGCAACGCCTTACACAAATCTACTTATAAAAATGCAGGTAGATAAGTTTGAAGACTTGGCTGCATCAAATGCTCTTGTTAGACCAGGAGCAATGAATACCGTAGGTGCTTCATATATTAAAAGAAAGCACGGGGATGAGGCAGTTAACTATATTCATCCCATCATGAAGCCTTTTACAGAAAATACATACGGAGTTATTATTTATCAGGAACAGGTTATGCAAGCATGCGTACACCTGGGTGGAATGACTTGGTCAGAGGCTGACAAGGTTAGAAAGGTTATTGGTAAAAAGCAGGATGCAAAGGAACTCGGTCCGTTTAAAGATAAGTTTATTCAAGGCGCTAAAAAGCATATCAGCGCCGATGAAGCAGAGAACCTCTGGAAAACATTCGAAGCTCACGCTGGATACTCATTCAATCGTAGTCACGCTGTTGCTTATTCTATGCTTTCTTATTATACCGCTTGGCTTAAGTGCTATTATCCTTTGGAATTTCTATTCTCGATCCTTAAAAATGAAGGAGACAAAGATGCCAGAACAGGGTATCTAATTGAAGCCAAGAGGCTTGGAATTAAAGTTAAGCTTCCACATGTAAATGAATCAGATGTAAACTTTTCATTACAAAAAGATTCAATTAGATTTGGTTTAGCTGAAGTTAAATTTATTTCAGACAGTATTGCAAATAAAATTATTGAAAAGAGACCGTATGAAAACTACAAAGATTTTGTCGACAAGGCATCTAAGAAAGGTAGTGGTATTAACTCTAGGGCCGTTAACTCTCTTAATGCTATTGGGGGCGCTGCTTTTGATGATAATCCTAGAAGCGGCAAAGAAGCAGAGTCTTATTACGAATTTTTAGGGATACCTTCTTTTAACCTTTCTAACTTAGAGCCAAGGGTTAAAGCACAAGCAAGACCTATTGATGAATTTGAAGAGCTGGGATCATTCGTAATGTTTGGTATGGCCAAAAGCATCAAGCGTGGTAATGGCTGGTCAAGAATTGAGCTTGTCGATGAAAGTGGATCTGTAGGATTATTCGATATAGAGCAGACAAAAATAGAAACAAATAAAATGTATTTTGTTCTTGTAGGGGATAATAGAATATCAAGGTACATAGATGTTGATTCTATCAATAAGGATTCTGACGATGCATTTGTTAAATATTTATATGCAAAGTCATACCCTATTGACGAAAATCAAAGGTTCGTGATAAGCTATACACCATATAAAACAAAAGCTGGCAAAACTATGGCGCACCTTGTTATGTCAGATAAAGATAAGAATTTAAATAGAGCTATTGTTTTTTCTAGCATGTATCCAATTTCATTGGCTAAAATGCGAGAAGGAATGATTTGCGAGCCAACTCTAAAAACCTTAGAAGATGGAACACTTATGGTTAAGGATGTAAGATGACAAGTAATACAGAAGATGTTTTTAAAACAATGAACGCTACAAGAGTTTTGGTTGCTATTTTAAATAAAATTGAATCTATTAGTATACCTACTGAAGATTTTATAAACTCCAACAATCAAGATGTACAGCTTTCTGTAACATATAATGACGAAACTATGTCATTTGAATTTAGACTAGAAGATAAACCATCTGAATCTGAAGAAGAATTGCCAAACAACTAATCGTTATGGAAATGCAACTAGACGATATATTAGCAAAGCTAGACCCTAAGACTAGAGCTAGGGTTCAGTCTGCCGTGGATATTCAGATTGAAAAGCAGCCTACACCTAGCATAGGACTGAACTTCGCATTAAACGGAGGTTTTGCTTATGGAAGGCAAATACTTGTTTGGGGAAATAAGTCTGCAGGAAAGTCTTCTTTCTGTTTGCAGATGATTGCTTTAGCTCAAAAAGAAGGCAAGACATGTGCGTGGATTGATGCGGAGCATTCTTACGATCCTGAGTGGGCAGAAAAGCTTGGCGTAAACTCAAAAGAATTAATATACTCTCCAGCTAAAACTGTTAATGATATGGTTGATGTTGCAACAAAGCTTATGGAAGCTGGTGTTGATCTGATAGTAGTTGATTCTATTTCAGCGTTGCTACCAGCAATCTATTTTGAAAAAGACGGAAATGAAATGAAGGATTTGCAAGACACTAAGCAAATCGGCGCAGAAGCAAAGGATATGACCCACGCAGTCAAGATGTTAAACTATGCAAACAAAAACACATTACTTGTTCTCATCTCGCAGCAACGAAATCAATTTGGATCTATGCATGCTAGTCACATCCCCACAGGTGGCATGGCAGTTAAGTTCTTCTCTTCAACCGTCATTAAGCTATGGTCTTCTGAAGCTGAGGCTAATGCTATTAAAGCAGGTATTAAAGTTGGTGACAAGATTATTGAACAAAGAGTTGGGCGACCAGTTAATTGGATTGTTGATTACAACAAGGTCGGCCCCCCAAATTTATCAGGACAATATGACTTTTACTACCAAGGGCAAGCTCTTGGTATAGATTATGTTGGAGAAACATTAGACGTTGCAGAAATGTGTGGCATTGTAGAAAAGGGTGGCGCATGGTATACAGTAAATGGAGAACGTTTTCAAGGACGTGCAAAGGCTGTAGCATATTTAAAGGAAAATCCAGATGTTGTAGACAGCTTAATAGGAGAAATAAATGCCAAACATTAATGAGTTTTTTACTTCAAAAGTTGAAGAGTCTATAGATAACAGAGTTGAAAAAATAGAACAACAGAGGCCATGTAGTAAGTGTGATCTTTATGCTCCATACTATAGTTTTAATCAGGTTACTTTAGAAATGTACTGGAAATGTCCATCTGGTCATGAGACAAAGCATAAGCTTAACTGATGTCAGAAAGAGCAGAAGTAAAAAGAGATGGCGCTAAAGCACAAAAGAATAGTGGCCGTGGAGAATATCAAAAGGGTGACGCTAAGTGGAAAAATTTTGTAGTAGACTACAAAGAATCTAAAGCTTCATTTAATTTAAATAAAGATGTATGGGCTAAAATCTGTACAGATACTTTTAAGGTTAGCAGGGACATGCATCCAGCCCTTAAAATTATTATTGGTGGGGATTCCAAGGTCCGTCTTGGAATCATAGAGTGGTCAGTACTAGAAGAGCTGATCACATTTTGGGAGGAAAATAAAAATGGCTAATCCGATTATTACAATCGTTGGGCGAGTTGGTAGTGAACCAGAAACTGTTGGATCAAATGGTCTTAGGTTTAGAGTTGCAACTAATGATCGTGTTAAGAATGAAACTACTGGAGAGTGGGAAGACAAAAACACTTCTTGGTGGACAGTAAAAGCTTGGCGTACACTTGCAGGACAATCAAAGTCTGTAATTAAAAAGGGTATGGAAGTTATTATTGTTGGAAAGATCTATGAAGAAAATTGGACAGATAAAGATGGAATTAAGAGAAGCTCCTATGAAATCAATGCAGATTCAATTTCTGTAACAGCATACTCATTGTCTAAGGATAAGCCTTCAGGCGATAACGATTTCCCTTCATACAAGACATACGCTGAGGTTCCATTCTAGTGGTATACTTTATTTATGGATGCCTATTTGGCTTTGTTGCTGGGTACGGAGTTGGGTTGTTGATGGATAAGTGGGATAAAAAGATTAAAAATGACAGAGGATAAAAATACATTAGAGTTAATTAACTCTATAACTGAATTTAACGATCTTCATGAGTATATGAATGATGCTCAACTGGACAGAGCTTTAGCTGTCATAGTTAAACTGTTGTTAAATCCAGATGTTCCTGCTGCAAAAGCTCCTCAACTTATTATTGAACTTCAGGCTATGTCAACTAAGTTTGCAATGATGGCATCTTACTATTCAACAATAGCAAAGGATAAGGCTGGAACCATGAACAATAATAAGAAAAATATATACTACTCAGCAAAGGAGTCCATAGACAAACTTGTAGATGCACTTAAGTATGTCGTTAGGTATAATCTGTAATGGGAAGAAATATAGTAAAGAACTTAAAGTTTAAAAAGCATACTGGAAAGTTCTTTGATCCAGAAGCATTTGCTGAACTGCTTGATGAGTCCTACAAAAACACCAAGAGGGCTGACGGAGAAATGACAAAGAAATCATTTAGCCCAAGCTCTCTTGGATATGGGCATGGAACCTGCCCAAGGTACTGGTACATGGCATTCTCAGGTGCAGTATTCATTGATAATAACGATGCAGTTGCGGTTGCCAATATGGCACAAGGAACTCAGGCCCACGAAAGGCTTCAGAATCTAATAAAGACAATGCCTCAATGGGTTGCAGAAGAAGAAGAAATTATTAATGAGTATCCGCCTATTCGTGGCTTTATTGATCTTATTATGGAGTATGATGGTGAAACTGTCATTGGTGAAATTAAAACTGCTAAGCAAGAAGTTTGGGATGCAAGGCAGGCAGAAATGAGCCCGTCTGCAAATCATCTGCTGCAGCTTTTAACTTACATGAAGCTAAAGGATGCAAAAGAAGGTTTCTTTTTATACGAAAATAAGAATACGCAGGAGATACTTATTATTCCAGTAGTTATGAATGATAAAAATAAAAAGATTATCGAGGACACCTTTCTTTGGATGAGAGAGGTATGGGACAACTTTAAAGATGGCGACCTTCCTATGAAGCCAGAAGGAGCCACAAAAACTAAGATGCCCTGCACTTACTGCCCAATTAAAAAGCAGTGCTACTCTAAAGAAACCCCTACTGGAACAGTACAGATTGAAAGATTTAAGGTGCCTTCTTTATGATATGTGCAAACTCAGACTGTCTTAACGATAAAGAGTTTACGCCAAAAACTCACAACCAAAAGTATTGTTCAGATGAATGTTGCAGGGTTGCAACAAACAAAAAAATCATGGAGAAATACTATGAAAAAAAAGCTATTCGTTCTGGACAAAAAAGGTATTGCAAGAAGTGTAAATCTAGTTTAAGTAGGTACAACTCTTCAACAATATGTGCGAAGTGTGAGAAAAGTATTTCTAATTCAGACAAAGAGAAAATATTAAGGATGCTAAATGACTCTGGCCAAATTAGCTAAAACAAAAGCCAACAGGGTTTTAGGAATAGATGCATCAACATCTTCAGTCGCTTTTTGCCTGCTAGAAAACAATAAGCCACTAAAGTGGGGAAAGATAAACATACTTGGCAATGACATATATGAAAAGATATATGACGCTAAAGTTAAAACCGCTATTATGCTAGATGAACTTAAGTCAGACTACATAGCAGTTGAGGGAGCGATACTTGTCAGATCACCAGATGCTGTGATAAAATTATCTTATGTGTATGGAGTTGTAATTGCCGAGTTAATGTCAACTGGAGCTAAAGTTATTACAATAAGTCCTTCCGCATGGCAGTCCCACATTGGAAATAAAAACCCAACTAAAGATGAAAAAGATGCAATTAGAATATTGAATCCAGGATACGCAGACTCGTGGTACAAAAACAAATTACGTAACATGAGGAAGCAGAGAACGGCAGATTACTTTAATAAGAAGTATGATTTAAACTTAGAAGATTTTGATGTCGCTGATAGTTTTGGCATTGCGTATTATGCTAATGAAGTGTTGACGAAGAGGTGAAATTGTACAAAAATAAAGACTGGCTACATAGAAGATATGTTATCCAAAGAAAAAGTATGGAAGAAATTGCTAGCGAATGTGGCGTAACTGTTATGACCATATATAGAGCCCTAAAAGAAAAAGGTTTAATTAAATGAAACTAAAGCCAGTTTTTGAAGATTCAAAAGAGTTTAGGTTTGACGATCTATATATGCTTACAGTTGGAACTGAAGCAGGCCACGAAATTTTAAATACCTGCCTTGAGATTGCTCACATGTTAATTAAAAAAAATATTGCCTATGGAAATTCTGCATTAGAGCCAGTTAGAATATTTTCAAAGGCGGGACCAAAAGAGCAGCTATATGTCCGTATTGATGATAAGCTTAATAGATTAATTAAGGGAACAGATTATCCAGGAGATAACGATATTGATGATCTAATTGGATATTTAATATTATTAAAGGTTGCTAAGGAATTTGCTATTTCAGTCGACTAGAAGTATAATAAAGTCATATGGAAATTGAACTAGCAGATCATTTTGATCGCATGAATAAAGTAGTTGAAGAACTACTTAGAGGAAATAACCCTACCCAGATTGCCACACTAACTGGGTTTAAGAGGGCAGAGGTTGTTGAACTTATAGATGAGTGGAAGAATGTAGTCCACAACGACACGTCAGCCCGTGAACGTGCTAAAGAGGCTATCTCTGGAGCTGACCAACACTATGCCATGCTAATTAAAGAAGCATGGAAAACAGTTGAGGATGCAGATCAGGCTGGACAGCTTAACGTTAAATCTGGAGCCTTAAAACTAATTGCTGACATTGAAGGAAAAAGAATTGGAATGCTTCAGGAAGTGGGCTTGCTTGATAATGCAGAGCTTGCTGGACAGATAGCAGAGTCAGAAAGAAAGCAGGAAGTTCTGGTAAAGATATTAAAAGAGGTGACTGCGTCATGCCCAAAGTGCAAGATGGAAGTAGCTAAACGCTTATCTCAAATAACTGGAATCGTTGAGCCAATAGAGATAATTGAGGAAGTCAGTGGAGTTTGATTTTAATGACCTCATCGACATCTTGGATGGTGAAGAGTTTGATGAAAGACCAGTTGACCTAAAAACTTTTGTAACAGACAAAAACTATTTAGGGTTGCCAGAATTATCTGATCATCAGTATACACTTATAGAAAAATCATCTCAGATATATAAAGAGTCAACTCTAATAAAACTTTTTGGTGAAAGCGAAGGGTCTTTAAGATACAGGCAAACCTGTAATGAGGTCGTAGCACAGCTAGGTAAGGGTAGCGGTAAGGATTACTGCTCCACCATATCTGTTGCGTATATAGTTTATTTACTATTGTGTCTAAAAGACCCAGCATCTTACTACGGCAAGCCACCTGGAGACTCTATAGATATTATCAATATTGCTATTAACGCTCAGCAGGCAAACAACGTTTTCTTTAAGGGATTTAAAAATAGAGTAACACACTCACCTTGGTTTGCTGGAAAGTATTTTGAAAAAGCTTCTGAAATTAAGTTTGATAAAAATGTAACCGTGTACTCTGGTCACTCAGAAAGAGAAGCTTTTGAAGGGTACAACGTTTTGGTTGCAGTGCTCGATGAAATTTCTGGTTTTGCCTTAGACAGTACAAGCGGACACGATCAGGCAAAGACAGCTAGCGGAATATATGACATGTACAGGGCATCTGTAGACTCTCGTTTTCCAGACTACGGTAAAGTAATTCTTCTATCGTTCCCAAGATTTAAGAATGATTATATACAGCAAAGATATGATAATATTATTTCTGAAAAAGAAATCATATCTAGATCTCATAAGTTTAAGCTAGATCCAAACCTGCCAGACAATACTGTAGGAAATGAGTTTGAGATATTCTGGGATGAAGATCAAATTATTTCATATAAGTATCCTAAAGTTTATGCAATTCGTAGACCTACATGGGAAGTAAATCCAACCAGAAGTATTGAGGATTTTAAAATTGCTTTTTACCGAGATGTTACAGATGCTTTAGGAAGATTTGCATGTATGCCACCAGAAGCAATTGATGCTTTTTTTAAGTCACGTGAAAAAATTGAAATGGCTTTTAATGATCTATCAATAGCTGTAGATGGCTTCGGTAGATTTGAAGAATGGTTTGTTCCTCAAGACGATAAAGAATACTTTATCCATGTTGACTTAGCTCAAAAGCATGACCATTGCGCTGTATCAATGGCTCATGTTGAAAAGTGGGTTAGTGTAAAGGTAACAGACACATACTCTCAGCCAGCTCCAATCGTAAAGGTTGATGCTGTTATGTATTGGACTCCAACATCAGACAAGTCTGTAGACTTTACTGAAGTTAGAGATTACATTCTTTCTCTTAGGTCCAGGGGCTTTAACATTAGGCTTTGTACATTCGATAGGTGGAACTCTCACGACATGATGCAGCAGCTAAGGCAGTATGGAATAAGTACAGAAACTTTATCAGTGGCTAAAAAACACTATGATGATATGGCTATGGTTGTGATGGAAGAAAGATTAAACGGTCCACACATACCGCTTTTAGTTGATGAATTGCTAGAGTTAAGAATTATGAGGGACAAGGTAGACCACCCAAGAAAGGGATCTAAAGACTTGGCTGACGCCGTATGTGGGTCCATATATAATTCTATTAGTATGACAAGGACGGCATTTGGAGATATAGAAGTACATGATTATTCATCTGTAAGAAAACAGTATAGAGAATCAATATCTGCAGAGTCACCTAACTTAATCAAAGCACCATCAGCAATGCCAAAAGATCTTTCTGATGCACTAAGTGGAATGGAAATAGTATGAGTATCTATCAAGAAAAAGCTAAAGCTC